CTTTAAGTAGTTCTGCTATAAAACAATTAATAGATTCTCCTAAAAGTTATCAAAGAAGTTTAAATTTTAAATCTGATACAGGAGCATTTAAAATGGGTAGGTTAATACATTTGGCTGCATTAGAACCAGAGAAATTAGATACTCTTTGCCATGTAGTAGAAGTTCAATCAGCAACTACAAAAGCTTATAAAGATAAAGTCAAAGAAATAGGTAGTGCTAATTTTGTATTTACGAGAAAAGAATATGATAGAGCAATGTATACTGCTGATGCTTTACTACAAAATGATATATGGCAAGAGTTAACTAGAGGTGCAGAATTTGAAAAACCTGCATTTGATATATTACATGGTTATCCTTTTAGAGCTAAAGCAGATGTATTAGGACAAGGATATATTGCTGATCTTAAAACAACAAGTGATCTAAAAGCTTTTAAATGGTCAGCAAAAAAATATGGATATGATGTACAGTTATATATTTACTGTAATTTATTTAATATAGATTGGAAGGATTTTAAATTTTTCGCTATAGATAAATCTACAGGAGACTTAGGTATTTATGATGTAGAAGAAACTTTTTATGAATCAGGTAAAAGTAAATTAGAATACGGTTTACGAATATTTGAAAAGTATTTTGTCAAAATGGAAGAAGATATAAATACTTATGTAATAAAAGATACTCTTGAATAAAGATTTAATACAAGAGTTTTATTTACTTGCTTTAACTGATATTGCTAATGGTAGAGATATATCAGAATTAGAGGAAGCAATAAATCTATACGAAGAAGCAGAAGAATATGAAGCTTGTGCTGGAATTTTAAAAGCAATACATGAATCAGGTTTTAGTACAATAAAAGAAATAATTAAAAAAATAGAAAATGACAAACACTCAGAAGATAGTTAAAGAAATAGTAGAAGATTACTACAATTTAGATATTACTAAAGTAACAAGACGTAGACCATATATAGAAGCAAGAGCAATCTATTATAAGCTATTAAGAGATAATACAAAATACTCATTAACAGCAATAGGTAGAACAATGAGTAAAGACCATGCTACTGTATTATATTTCACAAGAAAAGCTAAAGATTGGATTAAATATGATAAAGAATTTGAACAAGACTTTTTAGCATTAAGCGAAAGATTTAATAAAGCTAAAGAATTAAACCCTGAAGCATTTACAAAGTCAGATACATTAGAAGGCTTTTGGGAAGGTCAATATAGTAGATTAGATAAAGAACATAAAGAATTAAAAGTAAGGTATAGCTACTTACAAGCACAACTAAAAAAAGTAAAACCTGATTTAGCAGAGCAGTTCTAATTAACAAACTATTAAAATTTTTATTGTATAATTAATTAATTAATCTTTTTTAATTATGGATGGTAGAAAGAATAATGGAGGACATTCTACAAAAGGATTCGCAGGAAGAAAACCTAAAAGCGATGAAATAAAACTTGTAGAGAGATTATCACCATTAGAAGATACTGCATTACAAGCTTTAAAAATAGGTGTAGAATCCGGAGATATACGTTGGATTAAACTCTACTTAGAATACTACATCGGAAAACCAAAAGAAACTAAGGATATTACAATCAACGAGGACTTACCGTTGTTTGTAGACTAGTATGCGCATTAAGCAAACTATTGCGACTAAAAAGCTAAGAAAGCTAAATAGTAGAATACGTATTGTTAAGGGTGGAACCTCGGCAAGTAAAACTATATCTATATTAGCTATCTTAATAGACTATGCAGTAAAGAATCCAAATAAAGAGATAAGTGTAGTAAGTGAGAGTATACCACACCTTCGTAGAGGTGCTTTAAAGGACTTCTTAGGTATTTTAAAAGGTCAACATAGGTATAATGATAGTCAGTTTAATAAAAGTACCTTAAAATACAATTTTACAAATGGTAGTTATATAGAGTTCTTTTCTACAGATCAACCAGATAAATTAAGAGGAGCAAGACGAACTGACTTATATATTAATGAGTGTAATAATGTACCGTTTGATGCTTATACACAATTAGCAGTTAGAACATCAGGTGTAATATGGTTAGACTATAATCCTAGTAATTTGTTTTGGGTAGACAAGGAACTAATAGGAAAGCCTGATACGGATTATATTACTTTAACTTATAAAGACAATGATGCGCTACCTGAAAGCATTGTAAAGGAAATAGAAAAGGCTAAAGAGAAAGCTAAGACATCAACATATTGGGCAAACTGGTGGAAAGTATATGGATTAGGTGAACAAGGTAGTCTTGAAGGTGTATGTATATCTGATTGGAAAGAAATAGATACAATACCAGAGACAGCAAGATTATTAGCATATGGCATGGACTTTGGATATAGTGTCGATCCTACTACTTTAATAGGTCTATATAAATGGAATGATGCTTATATATTTGATGAGGTATTATATAAGAAAGGTATGCTTAATAGAGATATTAGTAGATTCTTAAATCAACTAGATATAAAAGAAAATATAATAGCAGATAGTGCAGAGCCAAAGTCAATTGCAGAATTAAATGGATATGGGCATACTGTTTATCCTGTAAGCAAAGGTAGAGATTCTGTGGTATATGGTATTAACCTAATAAATCAAAACGAAATATACGTTACTGCAAGAAGCAAGAACTTAAAAAGAGAACTACAGGGATATATATGGGCAAAAGATAAAGAAGGCAATACACTACAAAAGCCTACAGGTGCACATCCTGACTGTATAGATGCTGCAAGGTATGTACTAACAGATCAGTTAGAAAACCCAAACAAAGGGGAATACTACATTTATTAAATGTTAAAATTTTGTTAAAATATATAATAGTTAAAAAATTGTTTATATATTTACACTGTAACAAAAACAATTATACAAATGACAAGATTTATACACTTACAAACAGGAGAAACATTAGGAGCTACTTTTTTTAATGGTAATGAAAGAGCTTTTTTTGGAACAAAAGATGAATTATCTTTATTATGGTCTTTAGATGAAGATGATTTAGTTATTACAGATAATAATTGGGAAGGTAATACAATTAGCGATTTATTAGATTTAATTAGTAAATCTCATAATAGTAGCAAAGAAGAAATCGAAAAAAGATTTGGTAAGCAAAGTTCTGAACTTGGTTTAGGTTTAAAAACTTCTATTAGCGATGATGGTAGATTATTTTTAACTAGATAAAATTTAATAACAATGAGCAAATCAAAACAACAGTTTTTACATAACTTAATAAAGGCAAAACGCCAAGCAGAGTTAGAACGTGAGATTCGTGAAGCCACAAAATTAGATAGGCTGCGGGACGCGGAAGTGTACCCTACATTTGGTAAAACTAATTTATTTTAATTATGAAAGAAGATATACAAATACTAAAACAAGTGTTTACAAAAAAGAATATATTATTAGCTATACTATTTAACGCTATAGCTTACGCTAGTATGTATGCTTTTCTATATGGGTTCTTATTTTTAAGATATGATTTAGGTTGGATTTAGATTATATTAATAAGGTAAAAGCCTGCTGGGATAATGATATATATGTTGTACAAAAACCTATAAAATACGGTGGTATAAAAGGATCTGATATTGAATTATATATTGATTACAAAGGCAAAGGAAAAGTAGAAGGAAGTGGAACGTATAAACAAAATAGTATAGAATTAAGCGAAGCAATAATAACAGCTTATAAGTACGCTTACGACAGATTTATTGATAAGTAGTTTCATTTGATTTTTGTTTGGGAATTGGGTAGCATTAGCTGCCCTTTTTCTTTTTATACATATTACTAATTAATTTATTGTAATTATATGAAGATTGAAATAAACGTACCTGATACACTTAGCGAAATAACTTTATCGCAATATCAAAAGTTCGAAAAGCTAAATACTGAAGACAACAAGGATAGTACTTTTCTATTACAAAAGATGGTTGAGATTTTTTGTAATTTAGAATTAAAAGATGTTGCTACTATAAAATACAAAAGCGTACAAGTAATAGCTAATCACTTAAATAAAGTATTTGATGTAAATCATAGTTTAATACCTATTTTTAATTTAAAAGGAGTAGAATATGGTTTTATACCTGTATTAGATGATATGACATTAGGAGAGTATATAGATCTTGACGAGAGTTTAGGAGATTGGCAGAATATGCATAAAGCAATGAGTGTATTATATAGACCGATAATATATAAAAAAGGTCATAAATATCAAATAGAAGAATATAAAGGAACTAATGATACGATGTTACAAGCACCTTTAGATATTGTATTTGGAGCCATGGTTTTTTTTTACAATTTAAGCAACGAGTTAATAACAACTATCCTGAGTTATTTACAGAAGGAGACGAACAAAATGACTACTCAACAACGTCAACTTTTGGAGCAAAGTGGGGTTGGTATCAATCGGTGTATGCAATTAGCAAAGGAGATGTTACCAAGTTTGACGAGGTTACCAAACTCAACGTACATGAATGCTTAATGTATTTGGCATTTGAAAAAGATAAATTAGAATTAGAAAAGAAACTAATTAAACAAAGATGAAAGGTTTTTATAAACTTACAGAAGAAATAAAAGATGCATTAATAGCAGAGCCATTCGTAAATACAGTTACATTTGGTTCTATTGATGATGTAGACCTCAACAAGCAAACTATCTTTCCACTATCCCACATTACAGTAAATAATACAATAGTAGGAACTAAAACGCTTATATTTAATATTAGTATTCTTTCTATGGATATTGTAGATATAAGTAAAGATGAGGTTACTGATATATTTAAAGGTAACGATAATGAACAAGATGTACTTAATACTCAATTAGCTTTACAAACTAGAGTAATTAATAAACTACAAAGAGGTGATCTCTATACTAGCTTATATCAAGTTGAAGGAGATGTTACCTGTGAACCATTTGTAGATAGATTTGAAAATAAACTAGCAGGATGGGCAGCAACATTTGATGTAGTTATTCAGAA